GAAGGTGTCCATTGTACCCAGTGGGAAGAAGCGAGCTTCGTTCGCAGTAATCAGGGCACCAGAATCAGCAAGCTGACCACGGTATTCAATGAACAGGATTCCACCGAACTCGAAAGAACGGAAACGGGCATCCAGACCAGCTCCCTGTGCGCCAAGACGCTTACGCAGAGGCTCGGATTCAGAAGCGTAATACTGGTATGCGTTCACAACCTTCGCATGGTTAATCAGGCTGTTGAAGAAGCCCGGAGAAACAACACCAACGATACGATCAACAATGTCACCAGTCAGGAGGTTATCCTGAATGTGAGCAATAACTTCTTCACACTTTGCCAGAACATTGGTTGTGCCAGTGCCAAGAGCGAAGTCCACAGCCTTACGGGTGATACCGAAAGCAGTGTAGAAGTTGTCCACCACAGTACCGTTAGGGGCGTACAGGTCACCAGTATTAATCAGCAAGGCACGAGCTGTTTCCAGAGTAGCCGAGTGAGAAATACGGATACGTTCCATCTTACGGAAACGCACAGCATCCAGAGTCTCGACAGTGTTACCTGCCTGTCCACCGTATGCAATCTTGCCCTGAATGTCACGAGGGAAGATAGCGTCGTCCATAGGGAAGTGAGGCACAGCAAAGGTGTGCATCTTACGTGTGTAATCCTGATTCTGGGCAGAACGATCACCACGCACACGGTCTTTAATCAGACCATAGCTCTTGTTGATTTCTTCAATTGCCAGAGTAGGAGTTGTGATACCTTCACCAGCACCGAAGATACCAAGCTTCTGGAACAGACCCCACTGGTTCGGGATGTTCATCAGTTCCTGTGTGTAGTCGATAACTTCAAACTTGTTATCATAAGAACGAATAATTGCCATTTATTAATAGGCTCCTGTATTAGATGGTAGGCTGAACAAAGATTTCAAGAGCTTCAAGGGAAGCGTACACTGCATTTTTCTTCGCATCATTATCATACGTAGAGTCAAGCAGCAGAGCGCCCTTGGAAACAATGGCCTTGCCACGCTTCAGCACGAGAATCTTGGTATCAGTAGCAGCAGCAACGGTCTGGGTGTCATTACCCAGAACACTACCGATGTAGATGGCGTCAGCTACCTTCGAGCCATCAGATGCAGTCTCAACAGCTACCTTGTACTTACCACCAACAGTTACTTTTCCAAGCACTGTGCCAGTTACAAGAGTTTTTGCGGAAGCTTCGTTAATTGTGACCACTTCGTGGCAAAGGCCAAGAGATGGTTCTTCTTCATACTTCAGCCATCCAGACAGACGCGGGGTATCAGTTGCAACAACAGTCATTTATTTATCTCCAGAGATTAGGCTTTTGGGCCATAGTTTTTGTTAATCAGAGCCTGTAGGTGAGAGGTGTCTACGGACGCGCCCTCAGTTCCTCCACCGTGGCCCTTTTCTGTAAACATTGGGCTAGTTTCCAAAGTCACAGATGCAGCCTTCATCTTTCCAACCACAGCTTCAAAAGCAGCGTCTGGGAGAGTTTCCAGCGAGGCATATAGTGCAGATGCTTCAACTTCACCCACAGCATCTACCAGAGCAGCCTTGCGGGCTTCAATACGGGCAGTTTCTGCAGCTTCCAGTTCTGCCTTTTCAGCAGCAGCATAAGTTTCAAGTTTTTCAGTAGCAGTAGCTAGCGCAGCAGCCATTGCAGTTGCTTCGGCAGTCTTAGCTTCAATAGTAGAAGTAGCAGTTGCCAGAGCGGTCTCTAGGTCTGCAGTCTTCAACGTCATTGCTGACATTTCAGCTTGCAGCTTTTCAAGTTCGTTCATGTTTACATTTTCCTTTTTAAAACCAAGAATATTACGACCAAGCATTTTGTCTCCTGTAGCCACAGTGTCGGCAAGGTACTCAAAGAAACTCTCACGAGTCATAATTTTGTGTGCAAGGCCAAGTGATACAGCCTGTTCTGCCATAAACACCTTTGCCTCAGTTTGCTTAACTGCCTCTACAGAGATACCCTGCATTTCGGCAACATAGCTGGTGAACCGCTCATAGATTGCATTCACCTTTTCCGTAACGTCTGCTACGAACTCTTCAGTAAACTCTCCGTCAGCATCATAAGGAATCTTGGACTTGCCTGCATAGACGTAGGTGTCTTTAACTCCCATCTCTTTCATTGCACCATTGACGTTGCGGAGCTTAACCACAACACCAATGCTTCCAACTTCAGCTTCAGGGTTTACAATAATTTCATGCGCTGCTGCAGTGAGCCCATATGTGGCAGATGCTGCTAGGCCATCTACATAAGCAATCAGGTTGATACCAGCTGCATCAGCCTTCTTACGAAGCTCTCTGCCAGTCTCCATCATGCCGTAAGCCTCTCCACCCGGCCCATCAACATCCATGACAATAGTTTTAGCACCAGCTTTAGCTAGTGCATCAAACTCTGCAGAGATTCCTTGATAGCTGGCGTTAGCCTCACCACACATTGCTTCATATTCAACGTAAGTAAGAGGGCCATGTACTGAAAGCACACCAACCTTCGACTCCTCGTTGTACTGCAGCTCTCGCTCTTTATCTTTCTTGTCAACAGACTTATCTGCGACCTTCGCTTCTGGATTAGATTGTGCAGCAATAACACTTTCAACCCACTTGAAAGACTGTTGGTCAATCAGGTGGGGAGTGTTATAGAGCCTGCTGCTCATCTCAATTAGCTTGTTTGGCATTACGACTCCTTGTTTGCTGTGGCTTGTTGTAAATACAAGGACTTTCCACTTAAAACACGATACAGATGCGTCCGACTAATACTATATTTTTCTAATAGTATTTTTACAGGCATACCGGAGTTTTTATCCGTTTTAAGACTCTCTATAACTTCAGAGTTTAGGCGAAAGACTTCCCGCTTAACAAAATTACAGGTAATTCCTGAAAAGAGTTTAACATCCCCTGCTAATATACTGCCTACGGTTGTTTTTCCAATGTTGTATTTCTTGGAAAGGGCCTCTTGCGTATATCGGCCTGTCTCATAGTCTGTGACCAAACTGGATGCCTGCTCTCTTGAGAGCTTGGCCACCTTTTTTGCAGACTTAGCTCTGCAAGCTTTTGAATGCAAAACAGCAGGCGTGTCCCAGTGACTCTTACAATTGTTACTAAGAACCCCACCATCGTGGTAACGCCCATAGTGTTTAATAAGAAACTCTTCACACCTATAGGCATCCACCTCATTATCAAAGTAAGAGAGAATCTCCCGCTTAATATTAGAAACGCCGTATTTCTGAATCACATTGTTTTTATGGGTGTTTCTAGTTAAGTCTCTCGCCTTGAAGTGATGGTTAATCCTGTAGCCCCTCCCCTTTCCAATATAGAAGGGGGTTCCATCTGGCTTGCACAAAGCGTAAACATAGAACTGCTGCATATTAGTAGGAGTCACCCAAGGTGCTCTATCAGCTCTCTTTGTTTGCTGCATTCGCATCCTCTTTTGTTGGGTTTGTACCTGTCCCTTCAAATGGTGTAGCACCACCGTCACCAGAGCGACTACGATTATTTGGTAGCTCATCATCAGCCACCCTTTTATCTACGTCTTTCTCATCCACACCAAGCTTCTTACGAATCAAGTTGGCCACTGGTCTGTCAAACTCAACAGCATTCACAGAGAAGATACGCTGCACTGCTTTGCTGAACTCGTCTAGGTCTTCTTCATCAAGGTCATCGAATACGAAGGTAGGTAGACGCTCATCCGCCCATTTGTTAAGAGCAAAGAGTTGCGGGATAAGGTCAGTGTTTAGAACTGTCTGGATTTCCATCAAGCGATGTTCAATAGCCATTGCCAGAATGTTTGTCTTGGCCCCAGCTAGCGAGAAACTTCCAACCTTTTCCTGACCCATCTTTAGAAGGTCAGCGTAGAAGGCCATTAGCATCTTGTTGTCATAACGCTGGATGATAGAGCCAACATCGTAGCCCTTAGTCCCCATGACAGACATGAGCTCAAACTTGAACAGAGGCTGCTTGCTGTCTGGGTCATATGCCATCGGCATCACCATACCAGTCTGCTCATTCATGTGCAGGTTGGTAACAGCTCGCTTGTAGTAATCGTAGATTGCCTTCTGCTCTACACTAGCATCGGGAGACATATAGTGTGGCGGTATGTAAATCACCGGGATGCCCCGCATCTCTCGGCTAACACCAATTGCCTCATGCTCTTCTAGAGCAAGTCGCCACTTCCAGCTTTGGTAGCAGTTTTTAAGAAGGCTCACACCTTCAGGATTGTCTCGTTTTACATTAGAGCGGAAGAGCAAGAACTTAGGACGGTCAATTGTTACCTTAGTATCTTTTAGCGTAGTGAAACGATACAAGTCATCCGAAAACGTAACGTCTTGTTCAAGCCCTACAAGCTTTCTGCCTGTGTCATCGAACTCCCATTTACTGATAGTGTCTTGGCTACGGATAGGCAGCTTACGAAGACCAATCAGGCCATCGTTATACTTACTTCCTGTTCTCTTTAGCCTTTGTCGGTACACCTTCTCATGGACAGAGAATCCAAAAGTGTACATGCTTGTAGCTTCTTTGATGAACTCAAACCAGCTATGCTCCATGTCATCCATACAGGAGTTTATGAAGTCTGTTTTAGCCTGCTCTGCAGGCG